TTCTCAAACGGAAACGTAGACGTAGAAGATAACCTTGATGTCGATGGTACGATTACAGGAAAGTACAATACGCTTGTTAATTCCACCGCTAGTGGTTATTCAGGAACGACTTTCAAAAGTCACGCTGGAAAGAAAATAATAAAAACAGGTACTGCTGCTATTACGATTAGTGACTTCCAACCAACTGCTGATGATATAGGTAAACATTGGACAATAGTTAATGCAACGAATAACATATCTGGGAATGTAAATCTTGATTTTGGTAGTCAATATGTGAGACTTATGAATGGTGCAACTGCGACTGCTACTCAAGATACATGGATAATTGGTCGAGGCGGTGTTGCAGAACTTGTATGTATTGCTGCAAATGCAAATGGAGGTTCTACTTCAGGTGCCAACTTCATACTATATGGTAATGATATCTCGACATGAGTACTTTAATTGCACTAAAACCAGATAACGATATGATTAAGCTGGCTCACCCCAATGGGACAAACTATTTACTCAACCCTACGTTTGCAAAGGGTAATTATCCTGTGTGGACGAGTTGGAATGGCATGGTATCGAGTTCTAGTTATCAAAATAACAGGGGTTCTTATGGTATAGGTATAGCCAATTGGCTTCATTACTCACCCATTTTTAATCAGGGTTGGTCTACCTATGTCGGTAATCAATTTCTATTCAAAAAACTTTTTTATAATAATACTAACAACAATATGAATGTCCCATATACCGCAGTCCACGGATTTTATGATGCACAACAAGATAGGGTAATAAAGTTATATGGTGCTGATAATTTACATGAATCGGGTCTCACCCAACAACGAAATAATGATATGACACGTGCGTATAACTTAACTGGGGCTTATGCGGGTTCTTCTGGGCCACCCAGAGTGGTAAGCAATACGACAACTGCCTCCGGCCTATATCTTAATACAGGTTCAGGGTCTCCGTATAACTATTTTTTCTGGTCGAGACATGAATGGACACAAGTTGTTTCTGTACCCGATAGTGCGACATCGGTAACGTTTGGTGCAAGAATAAAAATTGCGGAAGATGATAAACTCAAACTATACAATTGGTGTGGAATTTATTGTACTCAGGATGTTTATACTGAACCCTCTCTTGGTACAGGTACACGTTACGTTAATTATTTTGGTATAAAAAACTCCAGTGACAACTTCACTCGGCCGACAGGTACACTGACTGGTGATATGGCAGAATACAACTGGAATGGACTACAGAATATACTTCCACCGTCTGGGAGTAATCACTACTACTTTACTCCGACAACTACTCATGTTACCGAACACGCAATGTTAGATGACGATGATTTTGACGACTTTAAGCGGGTGGAATACACATTCAACCTCAATAGTGGAACACAAAGGAAGATGGGATTTACTTTATATTTTGCGGAATCAATCGGAAACATGAAACGAGCTAATGGTGATTTCACTGGTGGTTTCCAAGTCTTCGACCCTACTGTGGAGTTTAGTTAATGAGTTACGAATTATTAAAAAGATGGTTAGACGATTCAAGTTCTGTTACAGAGGAAGAGATTGATCAAGCATACGAATCGTTAATGCAAGAGATACCAATTGGGCCTAATATATGTCTTATGGCAGCTTTGGGTGCGATACAAGACCCCGAAGTTGATGGGGATGATATGATTGGAATTGTTGAAGAAAGAGTAAACAAATATGAACAGGAAATTAATTGGTGATAAATAGAGTTAATGTACATAACAATGTAGATACGTTGTTAAAATAAGGATAAATAAGTATAATGTCAACATATAAACCAACAAATAGTCGAAACGATTTCATAGACTACTGTCTACGTAAACTGGGGCATCCTGTAATTGAAATAAATGTGGATGATGACCAGATCGAAGATCGTGTCAATGATGCACTCAGAATGTTCATGGAATATACTGGTGAGGGTAGTTATAGAATATACCATCCCATAACTATTACCAGTGACATGATTACTGCTGGTAAGATTGATTTCAGTACTGACTTGGGTGGCGCACTCTCGGAATCACATATACTCAGTGTTATTCGTGTATTACCTATCAATAATTCTGCATCTGGTTCTGGTATGTTTGATGTTCAGTATCAAATGCGACTCAATGATATGTATGACCTAACTTCTGGAATGCAGGGTATTCAGTACTTCGAACAGATGCAACAGTATGTGTCACTTCTTGATATGAAACTAAATGGTACTCCACAGATTCAGTTCGATCGATATGGTGCATCACTAGAAATCTTTGGTGACCTTAATGAAAATGGTGACCTAAAAGAAGGTGACAAGATTCTCATAGAAGCATGGGTCGGTCGTGATGGAGATGGTTCTGGTAAAGTCTGGGACAACACCTTCCTAAAAGAATATGCGACTTCACTTATCAAAGAACAGTGGGGACAGAATCTAATCAAGTTTGATGGAATGACACTGCCAGGCGGTGTGCAGTTGAATGGTAGACAGATATTAGAAGATGCAAAACAAGAAATTGAAGTCACTCGTCAACGACTATATAACGAATACGATACTCCACCAGACTTCTTTGTAGGATAACATAATGGCAACGAACCCATACTTCAAACAAGGTGTTCGTTCTGAACAGACAGTCTATGAGGACATCATAATTGAAGCCCTCAAGATGTATGGACAGGATGTATATTACCTCCCACGAGAAATCGTCAACAAAGATAATGTCTTTCTTGATGACGTACCTTCACGTTTCGGAAACGCATATAAGGTAGAGATGTACATCGAAAACACCGAGGCGTTTGATGGTGAGGGTGACCTGTTCACTAAGTTTGGTATTGAGTTGCGTGACCAAGCAAACTTTATTGTTTCAAGAAGAAGATGGAAGTCTCTAGTAGGTAATCGTCTTTCAGAAAATAACTTCCGACCACGTGAAGGGGACTTAATCTATCTAACACTTTCGGAGTCTCTGTTCGAGATTCGTAAGGTAGAAACCGAAACTCCATTCTATCAGTTGAGTAATCTTCCCACATTCAAGATGCAATGCGAATTGTTCGAATATAATGATGAAGATTTGGATACTGGTATTGATACTATTGATGGTGTTGAAGAAGACGCTGCATTCCAATATCAATTGACTCTGGATTCCGCTGGGTCTGGTTATGTAGTTGGTGAAACTGTCAAACAAGTGTTTGGTGATTATGACATGAAGGGTGAGGTGACCGCATTCACACGAGATACCAAGAAAGTTAAAATCGCACACGCTGGTGCAACTGATGGTAAGTTCCACACATTTGCGACAGGTGAGGCACTAATAGGTGTAACTTCGGGTGCAGTAACAACACCGACACTTGTGGAAGAACTACAAGAGATTCAACAGGATGCACAGAATAAAATCTTTGATGACTTCGAGGGTGACTTCCTCGACTTCTCAGAATCAAATCCGTTTGGGGACTTATAATGTTTGGAACATGGTTTTATCATAAGAGAGTAAGAACTGCGGTATCGGTATTCGGTTCGTTGTTCAATAATCTACACGTACTCAGACATAATGGTTCGGGCGAGACTATCTCTCAGGTAAAAGTACCTTTATCCTATGCACCCAAGAGAAACTTCATCTCTCGTCTAGAAGAGATGTCTAAGGGTGAGAACGCAGAACGCAGAGTTGCAATGAAACTCCCTCGTATGTCATTTGAGATTACCAACATGGCATATGACCCGACTCGACAGTTACCCAAGGTCAACAACATATCTAAGGCGTCTAATGCGATAACCAAACGTCAAAAGATTTATACTGCAACACCTTACACCATTTCGTTTCAGTTGAACATCTATGCAAAGTCACAGGACGATGCACTACAGATTGTTGAACAGGTTCTCCCATACTTCGCACCTCAGTATACCGCAACCATTAAACCATTTGCAGATATTCCGAGTCTGACCGAAGATGTGCCTATCTCGTTGACTAGTACAGCATTCTCGGATGACTTCGAAGGTGCGGTTGAACAACGTAGGACAATCATATATACATTAGACTTTGATATGAAAATTGCGTTATATGGGCCTGAAGGTACTGGTGACATTATTCGTGAAGTTCGTAACAACTTCTTCATGATGGAATCAGGATTTAACGACAGTGATGTATATCTAAATACTCAAGTGACCACACTAGACCCAAGCGGTGTATCTGTGGATAGTGACTATGGTTTCTTGACAACTACTCAAGATAGTGATGGAAATGTTGTGGTAGATGGTGGGCCTCCGCCACTTCCTAATGTTCCCAGAACATATGCACTTACTATTAATTCTGCTGATGGTTCTGATTATACATTTGCCAATGATCAAAGTGATAGATCAGGAACAATCACGGATTTAACTGACCCAACTATCACCATTAATGCGGGCGATACTTTAGTACTAAATAATCTTACAGGAGGACACGTATTAGAGTATCAAGATGGTTCCAACAATACTATCGCAACCGAAAGTAACACAAACATTTCGTATACGTTTACTACTGTTGGAACATACTATTATGTTTGTACTGCACATCCTTCAACTATGATAGGAACAATTATTGTGAGTAGTGTATAATGACTGATAAAAATAATGATAAAAATATCAAGGATGACTACACCACATCTCGTGACACCTACCATGATATAATTGAGAAGGGTAGGGAGAGTATGGACTTGATGATCGAAGTTGCACGTGAGAGTGAACATCCTCGTGCCTTTGAAGTGTTATCTGGTATGATGAAGAACATGGCAGATGTGACTGACAAATTGATGGACTTGAATAAGAAACACAAAGAAATCAATAAGGATGATGACCAACCCAAACAAGTTGGTAATACTACCAACAACCTATTTGTAGGAACAACTACAGACCTACAACGGTTAATTAATGATGAAAAACCAGTGGATAATGTAATAGATGTCGAACCCGAATCCGAACAAGAATGAATCATACCTTGGCAATATAAATGTCAAACGTGATGGAGTTCAACACAATTTTACCGAAAACGAAGTCAAGGAATACATCAAGTGTTCCAAAGACCCTGTATACTTCTGTAAAAAATATCTCAAAGTAATATCCCTTGATAGTGGACTAGTTCCATTTAGACTATATCCTTATCAAGAGAAGATGTTCGACCACTTCAATAATAACCGATTCTCTATCGTCCTTGCTTGTAGACAGTCTGGTAAATCAATCAGTTCGGTTGGTTACATAATCTGGTATGCTTGTTTTCATAGTGAGAAGACTATTGCGGTTCTTGCAAACAAAGGTGCGACTGCGAGAGAGATGTTGGCACGTGTGACACTCATGTTGGAGAATCTTCCATTCTTTCTTCAGCCTGGGACTAAGGCACTCAACAAAGGTTCGATTGAGTTTAGTAATAACTCTCGTATTATTGCGGCTGCAACATCTGGTAGTTCTATTCGTGGTATGTCTGTTAACCTACTATTCCTAGACGAGTTTGCGTTTGTTGAACGTGCGAATGAGTTCTATACATCTACCTATCCTGTAGTTTCTGCTGGTAAGGACACGAAGGTAATTATCACGTCTACCGCAAATGGTATCGGTAATACATTCCATAAGATTTGGGAGGGTGCAGTTCAGAAGGTGAATGAGTTTGTCCCCTTTACTGTCAACTGGCATGATGTGCCAGGCAGGGATGAGGAATGGAAAAAACAAACAATTGCGAACACGTCACAACTGCAATTCGACCAAGAGTTCGGTAACACCTTCTTTGGAACAGGTGATACGTTAATCAATGCCGAAACACTGTTATCA